AACATAAACGGGTTTCACGTTTGTGCGGGTCCCGAACCTAGATGCTCCATCGGTAATCGTAATCACTTCACCCTGAGCCACGGTGCCACTCGCTTCCAACCCGGAGCCAGAAGCTACCGTCGTCCCCCCAACAACATTACTGTCACCGCTTGATCCGTGCGCGTTGATTGCTCTGACTTTCCACTCGTAGGCATTTTCAGGGGTGAGGCCCGTTGGGCTATAACTAGACACAGCGCCCACAGTTTCACGCAAACCGAATGACCCAGCTGCGGTCACGTCACGCTCCCATATTTCCACACTGTCGGTATCGGCTGGTAGCGTCCATGACATAGCCGCACTGGATGCACCAATAGAGGTAAGCACTAGGTCCTCCACATCCGCAGGAGCAGAAGATGAAGGCGTAGACCCGCCTCCGCTGCCACCAACGCTGCCGCCCCCGCCGGCACCCATACTGTCCACAATAGGGGTCCCTACCTCACTCAGCAAGCGGAAGTTGGTCTTGACAACCGCCACCCCCGGGGCAGGCCAGTCCCAAGAGCAGGAGTCGTCAGCCAGGCGCATCAGCCCCATGTAGCAGATAAGGCGCACATCCTGCGGCCGGAGTTCATAGCCCAGCGGGGAGTCCATCACCAGAGCTTCAAAACCAGAGTCATCCAGGTACGCCTCGTGGATTCTCCGGGTCTCAATAGTGCCGTTTTTCAACAGGATGAACAGGTCCCTGCGCCCCTCATGTAGTGCGTAGTAGCTGCGGTACCTGGTATCTACAGTCAGCAACGCCAACCCACCAGCGGGTAAGGTGTCAGCCAGGATCAGATCCACGTTCCAACTGGGTACCCAGGCGGCTCTCAGCCGGCCCGCTCTAGCTTGTAGCCACTGGCGCAGCGCCTGTATACCTGGGCGGTGCCGTAGCAGCCACTCGAACGCCGTGACCAGTCTGGGGGTGGGGCTAAGGTCGTCGTAGAATGCCAGCGTGGTGCCCGGGTCAACTATGTCCAGCTTGCGACTGTAGGTCTCCTCCAACTCGTTCAGTCGGTTGGGTTCCTGGGTCAGCACCGTAACACCCCTGTGGGTGTACCCCTCACCATCACTGCCTGGGAAGCTGTGCCCAAGCTCCTCCACCTGGAACACCAGTTCGGCCTCGCTGACGTCACTGGTGTGGCGCCTAGCCTTGATCGTGTTGGCCATCCGGCACATGCGCACCGGCATGACCATAGTGCCTCTGGGGTGGTCCGTGGAAGTAGCTGACGATAGGGTCAGTGAGGTATCGCCCACCGTATCCACGCTAAACATCTCGTATTTACCAGGACCCTGCCACAATATACCGCTCCCTCCTGAGTGGTAGTCCCGCCCGGTGGTCTCAAGGTTCAGTACCGTGGAGCCAGCCGGCACGAACTCCGTCAAGGCGTTCATATCAAACCACAGGGGCACTGCGAAGGGGCGGCCCTGCCGGGTGTGCAAGAGGCGATTCATCTCCCGCAAGCTATCGCCGTGGACCAGGGTATTGAACCCAAAGGTCCTGATGGGGGCGTCCCGCAGCTGGATGCGTTGCTCAGTACCGTCGCGTGCCTCAATGACGTTGGTCATCCACTGCAACCGTTCGGAGAAGCCGTTTTCCCAGTTGGGTTGGAAGGTGAACAGAGCCGCGCGCTCTCCAAAAAAGCGGACCGTAAAAGTGGTACCGCCGAAGGTAAACGTGAATGCCCCCTCCACATCCAGGGGTCCATCGGAACCCACCACAGCTGTGAAACTAATCGACTCCAGCTGGGCGAACACCAGGGGCAAGTCGGGGGGGTCCAGCAGGGAGATGCCGCTGCCTTCCGGACTATCTATGGAGTCCAGGGTGTAGTCTTGCTCGTAGGCATTCCACACCTCGAACTCAATGGTCTGCCCAGGGGATACTGAACCCAGATCGGTAGTGAGTCTGGGGAACACGTGGAGGGTATTGAACCACACCCCGCCAAAGCCTGGGTGCAAGGTACCTGTAAGCGACAGGCTGACCGGGCTCGGGATCTGTGAGAAGTCCACGATGGCGTGGCGGAGGAGGCCAAAGCTGTCGTTGACACCGCTGGGCTGGGGGCTAGCGCCTGACGTGTCGAATTGCCCATCGTCTTGCGATAGGGGTCCCCCGTGCAGGGTACCAACCAATGCTACCACGGCATTACACCAGGAAAGCCAGGCCCAGGCGGGGCGTGAACGCCCCACTTGTGGCCGAGGCTGAGTGGGTGGCCAACACGCGGTAGTCGTTCAGACCATAGGTGTAGACCGTGTCATTGGTCAGGTGACGCATGTTGACCGCCATAGCGTGCGGTAGCTGACCCAGTATGGAGTACACCGGACCGAGATCCAGGCGGCGACCGTAGACAAACACTGGCAGCAGGATAGCGACATTGTTGGCGGTGTTGTAAGCCCGCTCAAACAGGCCGGCATACGCCTGGGTGGTCCCGGCGTTGAAGTCCCCACGCCCATACCCAGGCACCCGCAGGAGCTGGGAAGACTCATCTGGGGCCTCGTTGATCTTGTGGGCAGTGACATCGCTGTGCAGGCTGGACAGGAAGCCGTTACCGGTACTGAAGTTGGTGCCCGTCGCTGTGGGCTGGTAGTACCGCCCAAGCCAGCCGTTGAAGTCGTCGTAGTCAGCCCGCACCAAACCGCCGCAGCCGGTGCCCTCGTACACTTGCTCAAGAGGGCCAAGGCGCCCGCTGCCAGCCTGCACGTTGTGTGTGCGCGGGTAGGAGGCCGCAGTATAGGCGCCACCGGTCCAGCTGTAGGGTTTCTCCAGCTCACCGAAGCTCAAGTAGCCAAACACCCCAGGGGTCGTCTCCACAAAGCAGTAGAAGGCCTCGGGTGCGGTACCGTACATAAACCAGTAGGTAGCTGTACCTGTCGGCACCTGTGGTATGTAGTGCCCAAGGGAAACACCATCCAGGTTGAGCGGCGCGCCCGGCTGTTGGTCCCAGGGCAACCCTGAGTCGTAGCCGTCAGAGCCATTGATCGCCAAGCCGTTGCCGAGGTTGGCGGCCCAGGTACCGCCAGTGCCGGTGGTGAACGGGTTGCCGTTGAGGAACGAGTGCAGGTTGACGTACACGCCGCCCTTGCTGAGGTGCAGTCGGTACCCTGATCCGCTGACTGAGTGGTCATTGGACGTCCACCCCTGGGTTACCAGGAACGCCCTGATCTTGTCCAGCAGATCATCGGGGTCGACAAAAGTGGATTTCTGTTGGATGACGGCCACGGGTTACTCCAGTTTGATTGCGCAGAAGCGGTTGACATCAGTGTTAAACGTGCTCTGGAACACCACGTAGGTGTCACCGCCTACGGTAGCAGTGTTCTCCGAGGAGTTGCTCCTCCCAGGGATACCACACAGGCCTTCCAACTCCCCGTGAAAGCTGGTAGAGCCGCCCCCCGTGCCGCCATCGTCATAGTGGATGGCCGACGGGAACAGGGGGTATGATCCATCCAGGTTGGGCGCCAGGCCGGCCAGGTTGGCGTTGTACCAGGGGAACACCCCGACCTCGGCGTCGGTCCAATAACCCAGGCCAAAGACGGTGGCATCTTTTCTGGTCCAACCAGACTTCCAGGCCCCCTCCAGAGAACGCAGGCGCAGCGCCGACGGTCCTCCAGCCTCGGCTGTGGCCAGCCAGTAGGCGTTGTGGTAGGCACTGACGCTGGTGTAGGACTCAGCACCTGAGCCAGCAAACGACGACCCCCCGATCACCAGTGGGTAAGGGTACTGGCTGGGGGTGTAGTAGGCTTTCAGGAAGCCAGCGTACAGGTGACTGTAGACTGACCCCATCTTGTTGACCAACTGGATGCGGCCGCCTGACACCAGCAGCCAGTAAGCGGTGGGCTGATCCCAGGAGGTGAATACCGGCTCTGAGACCGTAATGGCTCCTGGGTGTCCGTGGAACGACTCACCGGGAATGTAGGCTGTATAGCCGTTCATGCGCCAGGAGTAGGCCTGGTTGGCTGCACTGCGCCACTCACGGAACCCCAGATAGATTTCGTCGTTGCCGCTCCAGCCCGGACCTTTCACATAGAACTCGGCGCGTGGCTCTTTCCCCAGTACCCGCCAGGAAAAGTCCAACTCCTCCCAGACGTCTGGGTTGCTGTTGGCGGCGAGCACCAAGGTGAACTGATCACCCACTTGGAAGTTGGACGCTGGGTCAGTCAACTGGAACGACAGGTGGCTGAAAATCTGGTAGCCGTCGTGGGCGCTGCAGCTGCCCAGGCTTCCCGTCGTGGAGCCAGACAGGGAGAATCGGGCAGGGAAACTGTCCACCGAGGCGACGATGTCATCCAGGTAGGCGTTCAGGCTGGAGCCAGACATCAGGTAACCGACCATCACCAACTGAACATGGCGACAACCCGCTGGCAACGTCCAGCGGAAGCTGCGTTGTGTCCATACGGAGGTAGTGGGTAGCACCTCGGTGTTCTGCTCGGAGATCAGATCTTCGGACGCGTCCAGAAAGCGCACCAGGAAGTGCGACTCACCGGCAGTTAAGCTGTCCTCCCACCAGTTCAGGTTGAACACGCACGCCTGTTGGTCGATGTCGGTGGCCGACAGCCCGTCAGCCAGCAAGTCCAAGGTCTGGGATGAAGCCACCTGGTCGAACCCACCAGGAGAACCACCCCGGAAGTAGTAGGTGCCGGAACGGGGTGATGGACTGGCCGTTGCGGCGGTCCACTGTGGGCGGTCGTCGTACTGGGACCAGCCCGTCAGATCGCCCGACTCAGCGTCACCGTTGATCAGGCCCAGGGTGGTTGTGGCCTTGGCACTGGACGCTGCCGTGCAGGTAATGGTCCAGGTCTCCGCCACAGACGCGGTGAAGGTGTCTACCCGCCTCAGCTGGCCCGCTCCATCACCAGTGAACTCAGGTGGATCTGGTAGGGGGTAGCCGCAGGCAAAGCGCTTAACCGCCGCCAGCATGTCCAGGTAGTCGTCAGCGACTCCGATCTTGTACGCCATTATCGTCTTCCTAAAGTCTGGTTGATGGCTGGAGCATTCTTGCGAATCCGGTTGATCAGCACCTGGTCGCCGGCTCGGCTGTTGAGATAGTCCTCCATCTCGCGGCGGTCGGTCAGGTTGAGGATGGTCAGGCTCATGCCGTCGGCACCTTTAGTCGGAGCGGATTGCTGACGGGTCAACACTTTACCTACCGGTTCGCTGGATCTCACCGAGCTATCCTTAGAGGAGATCATACCGCCTTGGGCGAACTTCAGGAAATTGCCAGCGTTCAGGTCGTTGATGAAATTTTCCCCTAGAGCGCTGGTGGCCTTGACGTTGAGGATGGCCTCACCGTCAGTTACCAGCAAGGGTTTGCGGGGCCGACCGTCCTTGCTCAGGATCATGCCGGGCACGTTGTCGACCCCCTTGGGCCCCCGGATCATGCCTCCGCCTGCATATTTGGCGACATCCGAGGTTCCCGTTTTCAGCTCGGCCACGTCCGATGTGCCGGTAGCGGCCTTGGCGCCACCCCCGAACATCCGCAGTATGGCAGAGAACGCCTGTTGTACCAGCAGGTCGGCGGCCATGTCGGCAATAGCGTCAGCGATGTCGGCAAACACCCCCTTCATAGTGCGGCCCATGCTTTCACCGTCTCGCGCCGCTTGCAACATCGATGAGCCCAGGCTGCCTACCCCACTGACAATAGTGTCCTGGATGCGCGCCCCAAAGGTCTCCAACCCACCGTCGACGCGCTCCAGGGAGTCAGCCATATCGTCGAAGGCGAAGACGCCATCCTTGAGCTGCTCCCAGGGAGTCATGTCCATACGGGAGAGCGTCTGCTCCATCCCGGCGAGCTCCACGTTGATCGCTTCCAGGTCAGCCCGTAGCTTGACACGAGCGGTCTCACGATCCTGCTCGGTACTGTCGAGCATCGTGGTAACACCGATGGCATTCAACTCCTGGTTTACATCAGCCCTGCGAGACCGAGCCTGGCCTATCGTTGCGATACGATCAGCCTTAACCTGGTCATTGCCACCGGTTCTGCCGCTCTCCAGGAACCGGCCACGTTCCTCTGGATCTATGATGCTGGAGCCTGGACCCGTTGGCGTGGCAGCCGTCAATGCCTGCTCGTGGGCCAGCAGAATGTCAGCACGCAGCGCCGCCTGACGCTCCTCAAACTCCCGTTTTTCCTCGGCCCGGCGAGCGTCCTCACGCAGTGATTCACGCTCCAACTCCTCACGCTGCACATATAGGGACTTCAAGTTTTCCTTGATCTTATCCGTTTCAGTTTCCAGGAGCAGATGGGCTATCGTATCCACCAGTGTCTGCCTCTCGACCTCCAGCAGGTGCTCCTGCGCCCGGTGGCGCTCCGCGAACAACGCCTCCTCACGGTCCAGGTCGCGCCCACGTACCTGGGCGATCTCATGGTCGATACGCAACAGTTCCATCTCGGCTTCAAACTTGGGCCTGGAGATGTCCAGCTCGGCGTCGGCCAGTCGGCGTTGCTCCTCTATGGCTTTATTCTTTGAATTCTCAGCCGCGGCAACCGAGCCCACTGTTTTCCCGAACGAGGTGAATGATCCGCTGCGCAATCTGGTCAGCAGCTCTGGGTCTGCCCTGTGCAGGGGAATACCCTGGCGTTGCAAATCCTGTAGGGCCTGCACCAACTCCTTGTTTTCAGTCGTCGCTGCTCTCAACTGAGCCGCCCCGTCCTTGGTTTGCAAGGACTGCAGGAGCTTGTCGAACCTTACCTGCTCGGTGTCTTGGTCGGACTCCAGCTTGCGGTCCTGTTCAGCATGGTTACTCTCCTGTATCTGACGGGCTATACCAAGAGCGGTGCGGTCGTCATTGGGTTGAGTAAAGCCAGGGAGGAAGTCACTGGGGTTGGATCTCTGGCGCCGGTTGAACCTGAAGAACGGGGAGGACCCTCTGTCTTCCAGGCTGCCCTCGGCGAGGGCGCGCTCCTGAGCGTCAAGGTCCTTAGCAAACCGGGCGTTGGCAACCTCCAGATAGCGGACGACCATGTCCATGCCATCGGTATAGGACCCAGTAACACGGGCGTAGGAGTTGGCTAACGAGACTAAACTGTCCCTTACCTGATCAGCAGTGAGTTCACCACTATCGGCCACCTTGACCAGCGTGTCCATGGTCTTCGACAGGTCCTGCAGGGGTTCTTCTCGCATTTCCTGCAGCTTACCGTCCAGGATGCCTGTGGCGTCCTTCAGGATCTCCTGCACTATTTTCAGCAGATCGGCCGCGGTCGTTTCCAGGTCCCCAGTCAGGGCGGCGAAATTCCCCGAGGCAAACTGCCGGCGCACCGCGGTCGCAAATGCTTTCTGACCTACCGAGGCCTCGTCACCCAGAGCTTCGATTTGCTGGTACCGCTGGTAGAGCTGCTCACGCAGCCCCTCCATTGCGGAGGCGGCATCGGCCGACCCGGTAGCGATAAGGGAGATAACCCGATCGAGCAGGCGCTGCTCGTCAGTCAGCCTGCCCTGACTGTCAGCCAGGGCTCGGACCGACTCAGCGTTGGAGCCATCCAAACGGTCCGCCAACTGGCGGAGCAGCTGTTGCCGTGCAGCTGAGCCAGCTTCAACACCCTGGGTGGCTAACTCAGAAAGCAGATCAGAGAGGCTGTCTGTGCGCTGCCCCAGGAACGTAGCCGCCCGATCCTCCACGCTGTTCAGGTTATCGCGCAGATTCTCCACAGCACGAGCCAGTGACCCCTCCTTGCTCTGTTTGCCCACCTGGGTGAAGCGCAGATCCTGGGCTTCCCGGTCAACACCGGCAAACTTGGCGGTCCTCTGCCCGACGTTGGCCATCTGCTGACGCAGCATTTCAACCCGCTTGACATCTCGTTGGGAGAACTGGGAGAAGGCCATGTATAGGCCCGCCAATGCGGTGACTACCCAGCCGACGACGTTGGCTTTGGTAGCGAGGAACGCACCGCCCTTGGCCAGCGCCGCCATGCCGGGGATCGCCTTGACCTTGCTCCACACCGAACCGGCTAAAGAGAACATGCCCATTAAGGCACCGGCCATCATAGTGGTGTCAGCCGCTTTGCCAAACTTCCCTGCGGGTGCCGGCGGGCGCGGAGGCCCCATAGAGGCCGCCTGGCCGGCCAGGACCCGACCGCGCATGGCGTTGATCACCGAGGAGGCAATCGAGCTGATTATCGCCGTATTAAGTACCGCGTTGACAATCGCTCCGGTATCAAAGTTGCCACCGGCGTTGAGCAGGCCAGTCGTAGCCCCGGTAGTGGCAATACCCGCGGCGGTGCCTCGGGTCAGCTTCTGACCCATAGTGCCTTGACTGCGGACCGCCACCTGCACGGCCATCACCAGCCCAGCCAGCAAGCCAGTACCAATGCCAGAGCCAGTCGCCCCTTTCAGCTCATTGTTGAACAAGGTCAGACCGTGGATGTACTGGGTCATCGCCTTGGTCAGTTCCCGGATCTTGGGGATGGCTCCACCCACGGCACTGTCGGCAAACACGGTGATGGTTGCGCCCAGGAGCCGCAGGGACTCGCGCAAGGAGGTCAGCTGGATTTCGGAACCGAGGAGGGCCGACCCGCTGACGCTCAGTTTGGCCTCGTCCCCAGCCAGGTTATCAATCCTGCCAATCAGGGCACGGATGGCGTTCTCGGCGCGAATGTCAAACGCCCTCTGGCCAGCTCGGCTGTCCAGGAAGTCAATGCGTTGCAGTTCGCGCAGGATCTCCAGGAGCGGGTTCTCCGCAGACCGGAAGGCAATGAACTGGGTGCGGATGTCGTCCTGCGACATATTCTGGCCCAGCTCCTGGTACCGGCGCTCCAGGGCGTCCAGGGTCTTGGCGTCCGGGTTGAACATTTCAACCAGGCTTTGCCGCAAGCCGGTCGCCACCGTGGAGGCCTTAAGACCGGCATTCCGTAGGGTGGTTACCGACGCCAGATACTGCTCGGACGTCAGGTTAAACGACTGGGCGATCTGGGCACTGATCGACAGGATCGATTTCAGGTCGTCGGCAGTCAGTTTGGAGATGTTTACCGCTTTGGTCAGGCGGTCAGAGATCGTCACCGAATCGATCTCGGTGTAGACGTTGCGCAGAGTGGACAGCAGATCCGAGGCTGTCTCGATAGTGGAGTTGGTCGCCGCCGCAAAGTTGGCAGTGGCCGCCAGTGACTCCTGGATCTTGTCCGCGGGTACACCAGCCTGCGCCAAGACCCGTGCTGCCTTGGCGATCTCTGTGGTGGTGAAGCGCGTGGATAGGGCGATCCGTTTGATGGCTGAATCTACGGCCAGCATCTCACCGGCGCTGGCGCCAGAGATGGCCTTGATAGAGGTCAGTTCAGCGTTCAGATCCACCAAGCCGCGAACCAGCCCGGTCACCGCTGCCAGAACCCGGTATAGGGCGCCATAACCCAAGGCATACCGGAAGAACTGGCGCATCAGTGCGCCAGCCTGGAACTGTGCTGACGAGTATTGACTTAGGCGGCGATTGAGAGACTGCAGGGCCTTGTCGTTCTCCGCCATGGCCTGGGTAATGTCACGGATGCGGGCGGGGTTGGTGCCCTGGTTAAGGCCCTGGGCGAGCGCACCTTGCAGTCGGTTCTGCCGGTTCTGCATGGCATCCCTGGCCAGCTCCGCCTCGGCCGCTGAACGGATGTTGGTGAACCCAATGTCACGACCTTGAGCAACCAGTGCCTGTCCGGCCTTCAGCCTGGCCTGCATCTTGGCCATTTCCCGATCAAACTTGGCGGTGCTGGCAGCAGCGGTGTCAGTGGCCGCCCTATACTGCTTGAGCTGGTGGTTCACCCCGGACAGCAGGTTGCGGTACCTCTGGGTAGAGGCGCCTAGCAACTCCATGCGCGCCGGAGAAGATCCTGCCAGTGAGGCCTGGGCCTCCCGGCTCTCCAGTCTGGCTCGACGAGCGTTGGCCAGCTCACGCGCCTGGCGAAGCTGGGTCTCGGTAAACGCTTGGGGGTCAACCCCCTGGTTCAAGCCAGCGAGCACGGCCCGACCGGCGGCCTGGCGCTGCTGGGCAGTGGTCAGGCGGTTGGTAGCCCCGGTGGCATTGTCGTAGTGTTTACGCAGATGGCGCAGGCGTTCAGCCAGGGTGTTAATCACCCTGCCAGTCTCCGCCATGGCAGTCTTGAGGCGCTCAACCCTAGCCGGGTCAGTCTGGGACGCCGTCGCCCTGGTCAGCAGCTCCTGCAGGCGGCGCTGGCGCTCCTGCAGGGCTCCCTGTGCCAGTCGACCCTCGTCAGCAGACCGGATGTTGGTGAACGCCGTTGGGCGGCCCTCAGAGACCAGTGCATTGCCAGTGGCCAAGCGCTCCCGCGCACGGCGGTCTGTGATACTCCGACGAGCAGCGGCTTCAGCATCCCGGGCAGCCTTTTCCCGGTGCATCCTCTGCTTGTCGATCGCCTTGAACCCGGCCTCCATCTCCTTGGCTTTGGTCGCGGCCGCCTCCCGCTCGGCGACATCGAACTGGGCCTGGCGGCGCAGGCGGTCCCGTTGGGCGCGCTCAACTCTGGAATACCCCTGCTCCCGGATACGCTCAGCCTGAGCCAGGGCAGCCGCTTCGGCTTTGGCGTCCCGGACGGTCTTCTGTTCGTGACGAGATTTCTGCAGGTTGGGGTCAGTGGCCTTGGCTAACGACCCGCTCAACCGCCCCAAACTGGAGGCCTGGGCCTCGACGTTGGTCAGGAATCGTGGGTCCAGCAGAGCCGAGGTACTGCCGTCAAAGCCCATGCTGCCCAACCGACCGGCGGTCTGCACCAGCTGGCGCATCTGCCGCTCGACCAGACGGTAACGAGCGATGGCATTGGCAATCAGGTTGCGCTGCCTGTCGGTCAGTTTGTCCAGCTTGGTGAGGTCGAAGTTCTCAGCCGTGACCTTCTCCAGCAGACCTCGAGTGCTCTTGCGTCTCAGCTGGCGGTCAATGGGGTCCTGGGTGGCGAGCGACCCGTAGAGGTTGTTCAGCTCTCGCTGTGCTTCGTTGGCGCCCTTGCGCAGGTCGGCCATTCTCTTATTGATGCGTTGGGTTTGGTCCGCGGTAGCCTTGCCCAGATCCAGCCCCATCTTGGAGGCAATGCGCTCTTGCACGCTGCGGGTGCTGGCATCGTCCGTCTTCAGGAACTGCTCCAGCTCCTGCATCTGAGACTTCATGGCACGGCGGAGCTGCCCCCGATCGAACTGGGGCTTGACAAGGATCGTCTGCTCAATAGCTTGCGCAGGCAGGCCTACGCCTTTAAGGAGGGCACCGATGGACTGCTGTAGCAGACGCTCATTAAGATTGACCCGACCCGTCTGCAGATCGATGTCTAGCCCTAGCTGTACTTTGACGTCGTTGTTCGCCATGTCCCTGTATCCTGAGAGCTAAAGGTCAGCGGGGTCAGAAACCTGCAGCTTTCAGCGCTGACTCGGCGGATGCCCTGTCCTTTCTGAGGTCAAACACATTCTCGTTGGCGTTGCCGCCCTTACCATACCCGCCGCCGAATCCAAACAGGCTGGCTTCAAACCATCCTACCCTATCGTGCCAGTCACTGTCAGCCTTCTGGCGAGACACAGCCACGACAGTTTCGTAGTCCTCCTCGCTGTAGAGCCGCCTGGCTTCGATCAGGTTGTACCCGGCAGCGTGGAAGCACAGTGCCTGGTGGTCCATGTCGGATAACCACTTCAGGTAATCGCTGCCGAACCCGCGCTTCTCATGGCTGGCCCCCCCGCTGGGGTCCCCCTCCTTGGTCTCGTTCTGCTGCCTGAGTTCAGCCAAGCGCCGCATGACATAGAGCATGTCGTCAGAGCTGGGCTTGCCCTCCACCAGGCGAGCGTCTACGAGTGCTTTGGACAGCACTGCCCGTAGCAACCCCTCACTACCTTCTCCCTCCTGACCCGCAATTCTGGACATGCACTCCAGAAACAACATGGTCACCGGGAAGGGTCGGTCAAATCTGTCTTGGTAAAACTGGCTGGTCATAGTACCTCACACAAAAAGGGGCGGCACAAGGCCGCCCCCTTTCGCTGGGTAGTGTTCCCGAGCGGGGGCTTATCAGTCGCCGCCGCCGGTATACATTCCAGACGGGTGGTTGGGGATGATGTTCTTCAGGTGTTCCAGAGGTGCACCGGTGGCAATCTCCGACGCCGCAGGGCGCAGGATCTTGGCCACGAACTCCAGGGAGGCGAAGTCATCCGCGTTGGTGCCGGCAGTCACACCGGAAGCCAGGGCGGCCTTCCAGAAGTTCCACACAACAGGGCGGCCGGTAGCGCGTTCGGCTTCGACCAACTGAACCGCAAAGTAGTTGGTCTGGACAACACCGCCAATGGCTACGGGGTGGGCCAGCACGACGTTGATCACGTCAGTGGTACCGTCGTAGTCGAACAGCAGCGGGGTGTCGGCGTCCAGGGTCAGCGCGTCGGCGGTAACACTGTCGATGCGAGCCACGGTCACAAACTGTGGCTCTCCCTGTTTGAAAATAGTGACGGTGTCGCCGGCCGTGAACTTGGAGCCCTGGGAGGCAGTGACGTCCACTGTAGTAGAGTCGGCAGCACCGTCATTCACCATCAGGGATTGGTCGTCCTCGGGGCTGGTGGTCTGCACGCCTTCACCAAGCAAGAGGCGCATGTTGCGCCGAGAATACTCGCGGAGGGTAGCGGTGACCTGAGCTTCCTGAGTTACAATGGCGGTATCCGCCAGGAACTTGGGAAAACCGCCCATAAGGTCAACGGAGTTCTGGGTCACCTCGACAGTGGCATTATCGACCAAGCCGACGCTGTGTGCCTGAGTGAGTTTGTTGGCCATGCTAAGAGGACCAACGCGGACCTCCGCTGTGCCGATCTTAAACTTGTTGGTACGCGGATCGCCAAGTGCCATGAGTCGTTCCTCCAATGGTCCGTTAACTCGTTAAATCAGTCCAATTTCCTTAAAGCCGCGTGCATCTCACGGCCCAGGCGTGCAGCTATTGCAGATATTACAGGACGATTGGCTTCAGGGAAAGACATCCGCAGAATAGTTTGTCTAGCCCCCGTGCCAATGCCCCTAACCCGTGGCCGGGGACTTACCCGGCCAGTCGTGAACGACAGTCCCACGATGTGCCCCAATGGGTCTGGCAGAGTGCCCAGTCCTACCCTGGCGCTTATCTCAAGTTTACGCGCGCGCGTGGTGGCTGAGGTGACCGCCAGGCTTGGCTTTTGGTTCAGGATTGATAGCACAACCGCCTGGTACAGTCGGGACAGGGCGCCGGTCTTGCGCCAGAACGTCACGCTGCGTGGGGTGTGCTTGATGTATCCGGAAGAAAGCCGCGCCCAGGGTTGCGGAGTTCTGACGTTTACGGGGAGGCCCGACGAGGTCAGGTGGGCCGTGCGGTACCCGTCCCGGGTAACGCCTGTCTGGCCTGGGACGCGCAGAAACTCCCGGATGGCCACCAAGGCACCGCCGTAATGACGTGAGGCAGACAACGCCATTGGCGGCAGCTGCTGGGCCTCCGCCGCTTGGCGCGTACGGCGGGACAGCACTTTCAGGTTAAGCCCTACCTTCACCTGGCGCTCTGCTTGTTGCCTGATACCGGCCCAGTTGAACGTAATCTTGGTAGCTCTGGCCATCACACCCTCCTCAAGCCGGCGGCAGAGAACATAAACATCCGAAGACCGGAATCATTCTCAACCTCCTGCGGGGTCATGCTCGCCTGGGTGACCGTCAGGGAGCCCTTGATCTCCGACGGCGAAGCTCCGCTGTAGTCCCGCAGCTCAATGTGGGCGCCCTTGAACAGGTTGGCGCTGACGGCTTGCTGCAGGGCCACCAGGCTGTAGTTGCCCGGGTCCTTGCAGGTCTTGCCGCCGAATCCGAACACCACCCTGTACATGGGGTCTCTCGGGTACTCGTCCATAGAGAGCAGCTGCCACAGGATCAGGCTGTCCTCGTTGGTCAAGATGTCATCTACGTTCACGGTGTCGTCCAGATCCACCCCGCCCACGGCGCCGCTGGCGGTCACCAGGTCGTGGCCGATGCGGTCGAGGGTGGACTTCACGGCCATCTGAAAGTCAGCAGCTGTCATGAGGCTCCTCGCTTGATCGCCCGCAGATACTTCAGCCGCAACTGGGTGGACACCTCGGTGACGTTGTACTCGTCGTCGCCGACCTTGACCCAGTCAGACGTTCGCACATCGGTGGTGGCTGGGGTATATATGATGTAGGTGCCGTAGCGCACCGTGGGGTGCTCTGAGGATTGCGTGGACGAGTAGTGCACCACGTTACAAAAAACCTGGTCAGCCACTTTGGTCTCGGTGGCTGCTCCCGGGGCACCAGATGCCCTGGTCCCGGAGGGCGAAACCCGCATGACGTCCATATTTTCCGAGGCGTCGTGCAGGAGGTAAACGTGGCTGTAGGGTTGGTCGTGCTGGACGTCCTGGTTGACTGCTTCCACCATGTAAAGCAGCCCCCCAGGAGCGCGCACTACGGCGTACTGACCCGGAATAGGTCCGCTACCGGTGGTGAAGTTGCGCTTGTCGCTGCCAAAGGTGCGGTCTGAGATAAACCGATCGAACACCTGCAGGTTGCCAGTGCAGACACCCAAGTCCCAGTCAGTGCCATTCCACCCGTCAAGGTTGGTATTGTCAAAATACCTGGCGGCCTGGGAAACGTCCATGATCAGGTCTCCCCGCCTCCACCGGTTACTGGGTCGTAGCTGGGCACGGCTCGGCCCATCAGGACCAGCTTGGAGGGTTGTTTTGAAGCCAGGGCTGCCTCCAGCCGCTGGCGGTAATACGCCGCCTCGCCGGCCATGCGCCCTGCCAGGGCTTCAACATCCACACCCTCAAAGCGCTTCAGGGCATTCTTGCCGTCGGAAACAGCCTGTGGTATGGCAAGTTGAAAGGCTGCCACCTGTGCAGCACAGTAGTAACCCACGAACAGTCTCAGCAGTCTGGCATAGGTAACATCAGGCTCTGGAGCCTCGTTACCCGTCCAGGTGGAATACAGGGTAGTGTGGGTCGGCAGCCACTCGGCCAGGTCCACCAACACGCGGTCCTCCAGGCGCATGTCCTGCAGCATAGCGTCGGGAACCTCGATGGGTCCGACGCCGAGCAGGCCCCGCACTGTGGTCGTGTCAGTGTAATTGGTCAGCGCTGCCATATCGCGTTACTCAATGGGTACGATAGTACCTGCGTCCAACTGGGCTCTCAGCCAGCCATCCATTGCCTTGGGCTTGCAGTGCTGGTAAGGGCTGTTGAGCGGGAAGAACACATCTCCCGTCAGCGGATTGCGCAGACGGTGGGTTTTGGTGGCGTAACCAGCGACATTGACCTTGCTGGCTTTGGGTGTAGCCTTGGCGGCTTCAGCTTTGGCAGCAGCTTCGGCTTCGGTGGCCTTGGCTTCTTCCTCAGCTTTGGCAGCAGCTTCAGCTCCGGCAGCCTTGGATTCTTCCTCAGCTTTGGATTCTTCCTCAGCTTTGGCAGCAGCTTCGGCTCCGGCAGCCTTGGATTCTTCGGCAGCCTTGGATTCTTCCTCAGCTTTGGATTCTTCCTCAGCTTTGGCAGCAGCTTCGGCTCCGGCAGCCTTGGATTCTTCCTCAGCTTTGGATTCTTCCTCAGCAGTGGGCTCTGCGGCTTTGGGTTCAGCAGGCTTAGCGCCAGCTTTCCCTGGGAAAGCGGGTTTTTGATCAGCGGGCTTACTCATGGGAACTCCACAAAAGTAGGGTTGGAACGGTAGGGGTAGAGATTATGCAAAAGCCCCCTGGTCCTAAGACCAAGGGGCGATCACCTATCACACCGTCAGTGTCATGACGCTCCATGCGTCAGGGAACAGCTTGTGGCTGATCTCACCGTAGTCTACCCGGAATCCGGTAGAACGACGCATAACGTAGTCCTGGATGGCAGAGTAGGTGGCACTTACGTTGACAACCCGGCGGATCGCGTAGCGTCTGTCCAGGCCAACGACGGTGTTAGCACCGATCAGGCTGGACTCCAGCAACAAGATCTTGGGCGGAGAGATACCCAGGTTTTCCACTGAGAACAGGCTGTCAATCCGAGGAGAGGTCGGGTTGTCAGTCTGAACGGTGGGTTTACCGTCGCGTCCCTCAATAGCCAGCGCAGTGTCGATGTCACACATGATGTGGGAGATCGACATTTTGCGGTAGTTCTTACGCAGGTAGTGAATCCACGCTTTCTGCGACATAGCACCATTCGCGTCTATCGCACCGTCCAGAGATTGGGCCGTGACAGAAGCCAGCGCGGACTCGTTGACGTCGGCATCACCGCTCACCATGGCGCTGATGCTGCCCTCGATCAAGCGGATGCGCTCCTGACGAGCCTGTTGAGTCATGGCCAGGCCAACTAGGTCCAGAGTGGTCGCCTGCAGCGCCTCGTCGGAAATCTGCAAACCGATCGCCCGGGTGGGGATACGGCGACTGACTTCAGACAGGGTAATGCTGATCATGGCCGCAGGTTCTGCCAGCTGGCTGATCGGCTGCGAAGCGAACTCGTCAGCGCGGGGGCCAGTCACGTTGATGATCGGCTGATCCACCTTGGGGCTGTTGACGCTGGTGGTCTGCGCCACCATGGAGTTGTAACCATTCACGAAGTCTGAATGGTCGTCGTTCAGCTCGGACTCGATCAGCTGCAGGATCACCTCGGGGAACAACAGGCGCCCGGAAGGCGTGTTGTTGCTCGAGCCGTCATTGCGGGTGATTACACCGGCGTTGATCTGGTAGGAACCGTCCAGTACCTGCTTCATGGTAGGCGGGTGGATAGCGTGTTTCTGGTCACGGGCGATAAACAAGCCGGCGTGCGCCATCGCCTGTTCCATCGGCGTACCGTATTTCGGGTCGTAATCCGGGACCTTCCGATTGAGGTGCTGAGACAGGGACATATTGTGCTCAGCAGCCTCGTGGTAGTCATCCAGGCCAATTTCTACCTCGGTAGAGGTACCATCCTTGAGTCGCACCTTGTAGACGCTGCTCTGATCCGTGTTTTTCTTGCTCATAGCCTATCTCCTGATGTCCTTTGGTAGCTGGGGTCACCGATCCCGGGCGGGGCACTTGCCCGGGAGTCAGTTACGCAGTTACGCGCTCGATGAGTACATGGTCGCCAGCCACACCGGTGCCGGTCATGATGCGAATAACGCGCCACAGCTCGGTGTTTGGTGAGCGTTCAGTGTAAGTGAACGGGTCGGCTCCCAGCTGGCTGGCGTCCGTACCGGTCTTGACCTGGGTCAATCCAGCGGTGCCGAGTGCCAGGGGAGTGCCGCACACCACCAGGTCGAGCACCGCCATCGCGGTGCCACCTTGGTTGGCCGCTACCGCAGCCTTGATGCGCTTGTTGCGCTGCACTGAGCCAAAGCTCTTGCCATCATTGACCGTGTGCGGGGCAACCGCAACGACAACGCCACCAATCTCGTCGCCATCACTGCACTGCACGTAGTTGCTGACAAGGCCCATTTTGACAGCCTGGCCAACATCCTTGTCGGAGAACTGGCTGTTGGTGGTGCCCAGCTGCGCGGAAATGACATCCGCGTGCGGATCATTAACCAGGGGAGTATAGACAGAATCCGTCATCGCTTAATCCTCGCGTGTCTTGAACCGGGTAGCCTGGTTCTCGTGGGTTTGTTGAGTGGTAGGTTCGGCTTTTCCATCGTCGTCCTTGTGGGGTACTTCAGACTTCGCTCCCACAGGGTAGCGCGCCAGGAACTCGTTGTTGAGAGACGTGTACTGCGTGAGCAGAGCGACGTCATCCAGGGAGGAGACATCGATCACCGCGCCGCCCAGCGCCACCTGCAAGCGACCGACGGCAGCGACCGCGATCTCACGCAAACCGGTGTTGGCCGCCTGGAACTTCTCGGCTTTCGCCGTGACTTCCTTCAGCTCAACCCGCAGGTCAACCACTTTGTCCTCGGCCGCGTTCAGCCGTGAGGTCAGCAGGTCGACAGCCGGATCTTTGACCGCCTTCAGAGTGGCCGTAGCCATTCCCGGTTTGGCACCCGCTTCGGGCTCGGGTTCGTCCTCGGGTTCGTCCTCGGGTTCGTCCTCGGGTTCTTCCTCGGGTTCTTCCTCGGGTTCTTCCTCGGGTTCTTCCTCGGGTTCGTCCTCCGCGGCCACTACAGGCTGTTCAGGTTCTTCTTCCTCGACCGGCAGGCCGGCAAGGATCTTTTCCGCTTCGGCGCCGGCAGCGATGGCGGCCTGTGCGGCTACAGTCAGAGCGCGTCGTTTAGCCATAGTTTCAGTCCCTACGCCTAAGTCAGTTACATTGTTGAGGTCTCCACGACTCCTGATCAGACTCTCGAGAGCGTCGTCAAAGGTGCCAATCAAGTCCACCAACCCCAGTTCTTTGGCCTCTCGGCCGAAGAAGGTCTGGCCTTCCGCCGCATTATCCAAAAGGAATTGCTGCGTCATGCCTCTGTTCTCCGCTACGGTGCGAGTGAACACGTCATAGACTGAGCTGAGTTCGCGCTCAATCTGCGCCTCAGCGTCGGGGGAGAGTTTCTCGTAAGGGTTTCCTAAAGCCTTGTACTTCCCTTTACGAATCACCGTGGCGGTGATCCCCGCGTCCTTCAGCATCTGCGTGTATTCACGATGCACTGCGATCACGCCGATGGAGCCAACGGTGGCCAACTCACCTGCGTGTAGCTTACGACCTACGGAGCCAAGCCAGTAACCGCCCGACGCCATGATCGTTCCAGTGCTAGAGTACACTGGCTTGAATTCCGCGTCTACCCTGCGCAGGAAGGTTGATATTTCCGTAATCCCCGACACCGCCCCGCCCGGTGAATCGATGTCCAGCAAAATGGAATGCACATCAGCCATCTGGGCGGCCAGCGCCACTGCTTCCCGGATTTCCCCGTAACCGGTTACCCCCATGTACTTGTTCCAGCGGCTGGCACCAGGCACCAGGCTGCCGGAAATGGAAATCACCGCCACCCCCTCCACCACTTCGGCCATGTAGCGCATCTCGCCAAAGGGGTGTTGCTCCTCCTTGTCATCCCCGTAATGGTAAGTCTGCATCCCCTCGGCTGACAGGGCAGCAAGTTCCTGGATGGTCATTTTGGCCATCTTGATTTCGGCTTCGGCCGCGACCTGGAATGACTCCAGTGACCCGATCCACAAAGTTCCTAGTGGCATGGTTATCTCCTATTGGCTGTTGCCACCGCCCTTCTTGGGCTGGTCGCTTTGCAGGGCTCGACCCTGGGGATCGTCGTTGGGACTGGCTTCTTTGGCCCGGTTACTGGTGGCACCTGGGTCCAGGAACATGGTACCTGACAGCGGCGGCGCCCCTGGTGCCCTGGGTCCGGTATCCAGCTCGGCGGCCGCTTCGTCGTCGGTGATAAACCCCAGTGACAGCAGCTCCAGAATCCTTGCCTGGTGCATGGTGCGGAATGCTTCCAGCTCCATCTCAGGGCGCAGGTTGATCGGCAGGAACCGGAAGTGGACGTAGACGTCGGCGCCATACAGGCGGGCCGCCAGGGTCAGTGCCCGGCTGAGCACGTCCTCCACCGGGCGCTGGATGCCGCGTGCGGCCTTCAGGAATACCAGGCTCTCGGTGTTGGCCAGACTCTGGCTGCCCTCCAGGCGGAGCCCCAGAATCGACGGGTGGGTCTTGAGGCTGGTCGCCAGCAGACCGGACACCATGGCCACCAGGTCACCGTAATCCGACTTGGCGTTCTCAGAGCTGATCATCTCCGCGTCGATGGCGTCATAGGCCACCAGCGCGTCTTCCGGCTCCATGGCCTCAATGATTGTCTGCACGTCCGCCCGGATGTCCTCCATCCAGGTCTTCATTTTGGTCGGGTCAGAGCGCACATCCGCCGGCGCCGCCGCCGTCACCTTGTCAGAGTTGAGCTTGATGACCAGCCGATTATGCCCACCGCGGCGCTGGGCGCGGCGCATGTCCTCGATAAACTCGGCGTAGTAGTAAGTGGTATTGAGCGCCGCTTCCATCATGGAGCTGGCGTAGGCCTTGCTGGCGTCCTTGTGGCTCTCGGCCACCCAGAAGTTGGGGATATTCAGGTCGATGTCATCGCCGCCCGCCTGGGCTCTCTGGATGGGGTGCTTGGTCCCGTCCCCGTTGGACACCCAGCGCAGGGTCTCGAACGGCACTATCTGCAGGCGGTCGGGCAGGCGCTGCTGGTCCAGGACCAGCTCCGTGGCCAGGGCACCGGTCAGCACCACCTCGCGCAGGGACTGCTCCACCACGGCTTCCATCGTGGGCTTGTCCGCGTAACCTTTCGAGTAGTCGTACAGGGTGCTCATTGCCGACAGGATCGACTGCGCCAGCTGCGTTCCGCCGGCGTCAAACAAGTGGCCGCTGCTGTTGTAGGCTCGCACCCGGTAGCCCGACATGGCCACCTGCACATAGTTGTACACCGCCGTCGACACGGTACCGTCGGCCTGGGCCAGCATACGGATAGCAGCGGTGGGGTCTCTGTCACGCAGGGTGCGTATAGCCTGATTGCGGTACGGAGAATTCTCGGTCAGCAGTTCCTGACCCTTCTCCGACTTGGAGGAGACCGTCTGGGTGTGCGCCTTATTGACCAGACGCCGGGGCAGGACCGTGGTTTGTTTAGTGCCTTCCATGGATGTCGCCGGCTCTCTGAGTCAATGGGTGAGGAGTGTGGCCCTCGTCTCCCGATTGTAGCCGGGAAAGCGAAGCCAAGGGAAGGGCAGGGGAGCTGGTCTTCGCCCCTCGGTATCCTAACAGGCCGGACGCCAACCGCAAATAGTTCAATGCGTGGCCGTAGTGATCAGGGCCGGTATTGATCCAGCGAGCCACCAGCTCGCCCTGGTTGTTAATCTCCTTGACGCGCTTGATGGCCATCAGGTGGTCGCGGAACAGCTCGATCTCGCCGCCGTGCGGAAACTCGAATACTCCGCCATTGACCTCCTTGACCAGAATGTCCAGGGAGCGAGTGCGGTCGGTCTTGAGCACCCGGTCGTCCTCCTGTACATCCCTCTCGGTGAGCTTCTTACCCGCCGTGCGCACGTAGTAGTTGGCATAGGCCTGGCCGACGTAGCTGTGTTCCACCAGCTTCAGGGCAATCGAGAAGTCCGGAGCGGCGTCGATCACGCATTTCACCACCCCGAACCAGTCCATCAGCTCCACCAGCCGGTTGTGCAGGCGGTCATTGCCATCCTGCACCACCCGCTCCATCCACAGGATCTTGATCCTGGCGCCGTGGGGTAGGCCAATTACGACCCAGCTGGTCTTGCCCACGTCCACCCCCATCACGCAGCCCCGGGCTGCCATCGGCGCTGGTTGTACCATCCGCAGGGTGGTAAAGCGGTCAATCCGCTCGCGCAGAAAGGCGTTTTCGGCATCCTCGAAGGGCAGGCCCAGCTTGAAGTTGACCCAGTCAGCCTTCTCAAAGTCCGCCAGGGTGCCCAGGGTCTTGGGTATCGGGTTGATGGTCGGCACGTCGAACGGCGACACCTGGTAACCCCCGATAGCCCGGCCCGGGTGCTTCTCCACCCACTGGCGTTTGGTCGGGTCGGCCAGGTTAGCCACCGTCAATACCCCCCGGCACTCCGGGCAGTGCAGGTGAGCGTCGGCGATACGGTACCGGGTATCGTTGACGTCCGGGGGCTCCAACTCAATGATCGGCCGGTCAAAACCCGGGATAATCACGTCGTCCATGAAGCTCGGACACACCCACTGGTGACAGTGGTCACACTTCGCCAGATAGTACGCCTGGGTGGACAGGTCAAAGGTCTTGGACACCCCAAACCCCTCCACCGTAGGGGTGGAAAACCCCCGGCGGATGCCGTGTCCGCCGCCCATCTTGGCGTGCCCGAGACGCGAGGCGAAGGTGGTCAGGGCCTTCTGGTTGGAAAAGTCCACCTCGTCGGTGATCAGGATGTCGGCGGGGATGGAGATCGCTGCCCCCTGCCCGAACGAGCCCCGGATATACAGGAAGGCGCTGCCGATCTGCTTGAGTTCCGAACTGTCATTGCTGGCCGTCACCAGGCTGCGCAGCGCCGGCGAGCTGGCCACCACCGGGTCGACCCGCGAACGGGTAAACTGGCGGGCAAAGGAGGTGGTGGGCAGGGTATAGATAGCCGTGACATTGTTGTAGATCGCCAGCATGGCCAGCATCAGCCGCACCTGCAGCTCCGACAACCCCACTTGGGCGCACTTGCGTGCTACCACCTGGGGCCGGGCGTCGTTGGCTATGTCAATCTGGTATTCGTGGTCCTGGAACGACCAGGGCTTGGTCGAATCCCGAGGGTCACGGGTGTTGTCCACCAGCCAGCGCGAGATGCCAGAGAAGTCCGCCACAGCACGCGAGGCCGCCGACACCCGCTCCAGAAAGCCGCGCGCGGTGGGGTTCAGGTTTGGGGTGTCACTCACGCATGCACCACCAGGGTCATGTCCTGCCAGTAAATACCCTCTTGGTGTTCCGCGTCGTAGACAATCAGCGATACCCAGTGGCGGCCGACGGGCAGCGGCAGGGCACCCGCCTTGATCACCACCCGGTCGCTGGAATCGAAGCTCACGGCCTCCGGGGTGTCATCTGAGTCCAGCATCACGGCCCCTCCCCGCTGGGTTAGAACCAGGCGGGTTAGGGTGGTGTGATTGATACTCTGCCCGGCCTGCTCAAGGGCTATTTCCAGGGGATTGTCCCTGCCCAGATACACGGTTTCAACCAGGGGGGTGCCCATACTCACTCCTTAAAGGACTTTAACGTGCGGAGGCCAGCAACGCTGCGGGCGGTTCTCTCGGGTCCTGCTCCAGCGGCTGATCTCACAGGTGACAGAGACTTGGCTCTCAAGAGCTGCGCTCCTGTCAACAGAGCCCCGTGTCTTATGCTAAACCCGAGAGGGTCCAGGATGACCCCGGCTGCAGCGAACTGCAGTTGCAGGTCGATCTCCTCCACCTGGAAGGGTGGAGACTGCACCGTTACCGCGGCAGGTGGAAAGGCGATAACCTCCGAGGTGGCGAAGCTGGCACCGGTCACCTGTAGGGCCGCCTGGGTAAAGGATACCCGCTCCGTCTGTACAGGGGCAAATACTGGGTTAATCAGTTGCAAGCTGCCCGACTGGAAGTCTACCCGCTCAGCATTACTGATCGTCGCGGGGTTGCCCTGCAGGGTTACCACCCCCGGGGTAAACACCTGAACCGACCCCTCAGCCACTGAGAACGTCTGCCCAGCCGCCGTCAACAACCCAAGACTGAACAGCAGGGACTCCCCTTCGCTAACCGCAAACTCCAAACCCGTCGTCGACAAAGCTCCAGGGGCGAAGCCCAGGCTGCCGCCCGCACTTACCGAGAACGCCGGTCCAGCTACAGCCAGAGATCCAGCACTGAAGCTGAGGGTCTCCCCTTCGCTCAGGGCGAACGGCTGGCCAGCTACCGCCAGCGCCCCTGCATTGAACACGATAGCCGAACCCTCACCCTGGGCGAACGGCTGGCCAGCTACCGCCAGAGATCCAGCACTGAAGCTGAGGGTCTCCCCCTCGCTCAAGGCAAACGACTGGCCCGTGGCCATTAAAGACCCGGCACTGAACAAAGTAGCCGAAGTGGCCAAGAACGCGGACCCAGATAGTGAGAGGATGCCGACGCTGAACTCAACGGCGGAGCCTTCGCTCACCCCAAAGGACCTACCGGTAACCACCATAGAGCCAGTGCTGAAGCCGACTGTAGCCCCTCCGCTCAGGGCGAACGTCTGTCCGGTTACCACCAGGGCCTCAGAGCTGAAACTGAGGGTCTCCCCCTCGCTCAGGGCGAACGTCTGTCCGGAGACTGTCAGCGACCCGGCGCTGAAAGCCACGACGTCAGGTTCCTCCCCCGCCTCCTCGTAGTTGGCCGCCCAGGTCGTCATGGCGACTTCGACGGCGTTGCGCACCGTTGGGCCGCCAGCGACACCCACAGTCGCCACCTGGATGTCGACGTCGACCATCCCCTCCAGCAGGCTGCCGTCGAAGGTGTAGACCAGGTCCTGGCCGGTGGTACTACTGATGGTGGTAGAGCCACTCTGCAGGGTCAGGGTGGCGACCGACGCGCCTGCCTGCCACAGCTCGACGCTGCTGACCGTGGGGTTGCCGCTGTTGCTGCCCTTGCGCATCCGCAAGGTCAGCGTCTGGGTGCCGGTGGGGTTGTTATTGCCCGCCACGGTATCCAGACGCCAGCGGTGGGTCCAGGAGACGTTGACGTTGCCGTCAGTGGTCCAGGTGGTGGGGGTGTCACCCAGGGCGTTGTCCGGGGTGGAAACATCCCCGGTGACCGAGCTGACGAAATAGAGCGTAAGAGGACCTGTAGGCGCCTCATCGCCGTCGGTGCCGACGCCAATCTCGCTGTAGAGGAAGTTGGACGCAAAGGTGAACAGGCCAAGGGAGCCCGAGGCGGTCAGATCCGTGTCATTGACTTCGATGTCCCACGTCACCGGCTCGGTATCCAGCTCAGGCCAGACCCGGAGCTTCAGATCCCCAGTGGTGCCATCCCAGCGGCACCGGACTTTGACGACATCGCCATTGGCCATGGTCTTCGCCGCGGTCCCCAGTCCAAACGACCCGGTGCCGTCGACGAATTTGCTGATCCGGATGTCATTCACGGCTGACCGGATATCAAACTTGTAGGCGCTGTAGCCGGTGACCCCGCCGACGTAGATATCGCTCTCCGACCCGGAGACGCGCAGCACCCCGTAGACCTCGACGCGGTCGGACTCAGGGGCACCTATGAGCTGGGCAAAGTGCCGCCCTTCGCCCGAACCGGAGTAACCGACCGCCTTGGACGACGCCCAGGTGGGGTCGGCATCCAGTGTCAGGGTTCTGGCGGTGGCGGGGCTCCAGGCCTCGTAGACGAGCGCATCACCGGTGACGGTGGCGTCATCAAAGTTGGTATACCACTGGGCCATTTACTTGCCGCCGACGCGGTCGGCGCTCAGCGAATCAATGTCCACCCTAGCCAGCCCCAGAGAGTCGCAGACGGCATTCGCTTCGTCCTGGCTCATGGAGAGCGGCAGCTCTACCGGCAGGTTGTCCAAGGCGTCCTCAACGGCGACCTGGACACCCAGTATCGGGTAGTCCCGCAACCCGTCCGGGTCCCGCACCAGCGCCACCGTAGGCGACAGATAGCGCGCTGTCCAGTTGGGGACGTCTATGTCGGGGCGCACGCCCTCCTCCTCATCCATGACCGGGACGACGTAATATTTCCGATTATCACTTGGATCACTCATGTCTACGCCTCCGTGCCCTTAACTCCACGCTCAAAGGGACCGACCCCTACAGCGGGTGTGCTTAGCTCAGGGTCAGCAACCCGTCCGCGTGCCACTGGAACTCCAGCGGGCCGGCCTGGATACCCTTGTTGGACCCCAGATCGCCCACCGCAATCAAGGGCGAGGTCGAGGCGGTACCGGTATCCTTGTAGAACACCAGCCGCCGGCCGTCGGTAAAGCCGCCCGCGTCCTGGTTGATGGTCACGTCATCGGCATCCACCGACACCACCCCGCCAGTCTCGCTGACCGTCAAGGTGGCCAGCGCAATGGGACCGGTGTAAGCCGTGGCGGTGGCGACCTGGTTGGTTGATACATCCGACCAGTGCAGCTGTGAGGTTGCAGAGGTCAGGTCGGGGGTGAACGTAGCGTTCATCACCGCCACCCGCAGGGTGTCGGCGTCCCAGTCTACCGGCAGTCCGCTGAGGCCAGCGTCAATATCCAGCAGGGATTGCTTGTAATTAATGTACAGGTCGATGTCGCCGGCGGCCATGGGACCTCCTTATCAGGCAGTGGGTAGGTAGAAACTCCGTGTCACGATAGTACCGTTATCCGCAGGCGTCGACAAGCAGGCCGTAGAGCCCGCCGTCACGCTCACTGGCTGCGCATTGCTGATATCACCCCCACCCGGCAGGTCGGGACTGCCAGGCACTTCTCGACCAGATCCGGGGTCGGCAGCTGACGCGCATCGAGCAACGGCCCCGGCGGGGCGCTGGCCACGCTGACCGACACCGGCACAAACGTGCTGTAGAGCCCGTTGGTGTCATAGACCGAGATTTCCACCGTGTAGTCACCGCTGAGCGGCTCCCCGCCCAACAGCTCGGTGACGTTGTAGCCCGTGGCCTCCGGGTAGGGCAGCAGCAGGGTCTGTTCCAGGTAGCGCAGCTCGTAACCGCCGATCTCCTCGACCGCCAGAGGGTCGCCGTTCTCGCGTTGGGTCGGGGTCTGCCAGCCAACCCAGGCCTGGTCGTTCTGAGGGGTCTCCTGGGTGTGTACGCTCACACACACAAGAGCCAGCAGGGGCAGCAGGGTCCATACAGTTCGTTTGAACATAGTCACAATCTCCATTTACAGTAATAATAGGGTACTTATTCGTCTAGCAACCGCCCATAGAGCACGCCGGCTACCTCTTGGTACTCCACGCCCTCCTGGGTGGGTCCCAGGCAGTCGCACTCCGCGGGATCGCAGTCCCGGGTGTAGCACCAACCGTCCCCGTCCGGGTCACAGTGGGTGCTGAATTGCACCACCTGCCAGCCGTCGGTCACCTCGGGCAGTGGGGCATCACACAGGGGTTGGTCCTTCCTTGGGGTGTTCCTCATTCTGTCCTCCTAGAACCGGTGGGTTTCCATAACCAGGGTGATGACCTCGGTGCTGGGTATCTCCAGCGGGTTGGACACCGGGGTTTCTGTCGTCTCAGAGTCACCCAGTTGAACAGTAATGGAGACCTGCCCCGACTGGAGCGTGGGGCTGGTGGTATACCGATAGACCAGGCCCTCCTCCGAGTTCTCAGGGGTAGTCAGCCGGTCCCAGGACAGCTGCAGGGCGGTGCTGGTCGGCACCGGTGTGGTTCGGGTGAACTCCCCTTCGGTCGGTGCCCGGAACTCCACAGGTTCCGTGGTCGCCGCCACCCCATCCGGGGCAACCTGGTCGTAGGGCATCCTCAGCAGCATCAGGGTGCTGGTGTTCGCGGGGCTGGCGTTCTCGTAGCCACCAGCGACCAGCAGCTCGCGCCCCCCGACACTGACACCCCACAACCGGCTGCGCAGGCCGACGTCCACCACCTTGGGCCAGCCCGTCTGGTCCGCGTCGATGCGGTCGAGCACGGCTTTCGACCCTCCTCCCGTATACACCTGGCAGGCCAGCACCAGGGCGTTGCGGCCCTGCTCATTGCCACAGTCCCGGCAGGACATATCGGACTCGGGGTCCTCGTGCCGCAGGGTCGAGCAGGTCACCAGCGCATTGTTGCCGGTCCCCCGCCAATTGAGCGCCACCGCCTCCCGCTGGAAGTCCCAGAGATCGATGGTCTGATCCCCGACAAACCAGAAGCTGCCGTCTGCTGCTGCGGCCGCCCCGCGGATGATAAAGGGCTCCTCCCCACCGCAGTCCACCAGCGCGGCGCCGGTGGGCCGGCCATCCTCTGGGTCAAACCAGGCCACCAGCCCCGACCCCAGACCCTCAGACACCCCGTCATAGTAGTGTCCGCCCACTCCCAGCCGGCCGTCGACCCCCAGCGCGACCCCTCGGAACAGGGTCGTGCCCTGCTCCGTCGGTCCGTGGTTGGTCACCTCCCGCCTCCAACGCAGCTCGCCCTCGCCCGACAAGCGCACGATCAGCCCAACATCGCGGCCACTCACCCGGTCGTGTCCGACCGCGAACACGTCATCGGTGGCCCCCGCCCGCTGGTGCGGTGCCCCAGACTTGTAGGCCCGGCAATCCACCTCCAGATCGGTAAATGCCGCGGCGCCCTCGGCAGTCATCACCCGCTCCCAGAGCAACTCTCCCTGGCGCGAATACTTGACGATCAACGGCTGGGGGTTGGTCTCCGTGGTCAAACGCCCGGACCCCACCGCGTACAGGTTGCCCACCGAATCCACCCTGCACCGGACCAGGCTGACCGCATGCTCAGTGCCCCCCAGCCGGCGGGTCCAAAGCAGTTGGCCCTCCGGGCTGAAATACATCACCAAAGAGCTCTCCGTGGCAGCGTCCCGCCCCAGGGCATAACAGCACCCGGCGTGGTCGAACGCCGCATCCTCCATATAGCTCAATCCGGTCGATGGGTAGGCCCCACCCGCCCCGCCCAGTGGCCGCAGACTCGCCCAGCGCAGGCCTTGGCCACACTTGGCCAGCTGCCGCAGCAGTGAACCTAGGCTCACAGCGCAGTTCTCTGGTCGTAGGCGATCACAAACCCGTCAAACCAGGGCGTCGTCGCGTCCCCATAGGCGATAAACCCCACCAGATCGGTGCCCTCCACCGACAGCGTCGGCGCAATCCCCATCGGCCAGTGGATCTCGTCCCACCAGGACAGTTCGTGCGCGCCTCCGTCCGTGATCCGCAGTGCAAACGCCTGGATCAACCCCGCCGGAGGCAGATTGGTGACCTGCAGGCTGGCGTCCGCCTCCAGCAGCAGGGTAAACAGGTTGCCCAGCGCCAAATCCACGGTCGCCCGGTACTCGTCGAAGCTGCCCGGCGCCGGATAGAACTCCCCGGTGGGCGAGCCATTCTCGTAGGCCGCCAGAGCCACTGCCAGTAACTCCTCCTGCAGGCCTCGCACCCGGCGGGTCTCCTCCGCATCACCGTTTTCATCGAACCCGAGCAGCATCTGCGCCGCCCCGGTCAGCTGGTGGTCTTCATTCCACTCCGCCTTGCGGATCTCGCCGTTGCCGGCATCAGTCCCGACCGCCTCGGTTTGATGGTTCAGGGTAATCGCCATACCTATCTCCTATTATCCGATCGACAGCAGCCCGGTCTCGCTCCATTGCAGGTTCAGTGCCCCCGCCTGGATACCCTTGTTGGACCCCAGATCGCCCACCGCAATCAAGGGCGAGGTCGAGGCAGCGCCGTGTAGCTTGAAAAACACCAGCCAGCGACCGTCGGTAAAGCCGGTGGCGCTTTGGTTGATACTCAGGTCATCGGCATCCACCGTAATCAGCCCAGCGCTGGCAGACACCGTGACATTTTGCAGGATGCGCGGCCCCTCGTAGACCTCGTCCAGCGCCACCTGGTGCTCGAGTACGTCGCTCAGGTGCTTCTGGGTCGAGGTTTCGCTGGTGTCCGGGGTAAACGCCGGGGTGAGCACCGCCACGGCGATAATATCGTCGTCCCAGTCCACAGGCCCGCCCGACAGGGTGGCACCGGCGTCAGTATCCATTTGCATTTGCTTCAGGAGGGTGTAGAAAGTGATGTCACCGGCAGCCATACGCAGGTCCTGTTGCTAAGGGGTGGGCTCAAGCCTAGCGCTAACCTTCACAGGTGGCAAGACGTCGGTCAGCGGCCGGTCTTCGACCGACGTCTGTCCACAGAACTGGCACCTGTTAACAGAGAGCGCACCACCGCAGCCGCCCGCAGGGTAGCCTATCAACCCCGCCGGCGGCAGCTGCTCCCAGGAGTGCAGCCCCAGGGCGCAAAATGCTCCATATTTTTTCATCCCTGTGGCTCCTGGGCGCCTCGGTTCCGTGCGCTGACTGTTCAGACTAACGCAGCCCTCACCAGGCAGTCTTTGGCCTCGAGCAGCTTGCGCAGTCCAGCCGACTTCTCTGGGCCGTCGGGCAGACATTCGTTCATTTGTCGGGCCAGGTCGCCAATGGGCTTACTGACCGCCTGCAGCTTCTCTGGCAGGTGCTCATAATCAAAGTATTTCATATACACAGTCACTTCCTCTTGGTTTTGGGCGCCGTGGTCACTGACCTGCGGTCAGCGCCCAGTGTCAGCGCCCATTTAACTGTCGCAGGTGGCAAGACGGCGCTCCATCTCGGCAAAAAAGGCCTCGCGGGCGCCCTCCGGCAGGGTCTGGACCGCCGCCTTGACCGCTTCCTCGAGCGCGCGCAACCGCTCGAAGTTCATAATCTTCTCGTGATGGCGCATGAGGGTGGTAATGAGGGTGGAACTGGCGCCGATCACCTCCTTGGCCTCGCGGGTGCTGACGCCATCCAGCAGTAGACCCCCAGGACCCATGACTTTGGCGCGCAGTGCCTTGACGGCAGCCAGCTGGGCCTCAATCTCTACCTTGAAATTGAAATCGGCACCGTAGGGCACGGCGTCGACGCCGTAATGGCCGAGAATGGCCTGCAAATTGATTAGCTGGTCATCGGTGAGCAGCTGCGGGAAGCGCAGAATGAGTTCGACTTCTTCTTCCAGGTCAGGGGGCTCGCTCCAGAAGGTGGCCATACCGGAGAGGGGCTGTGGGGTGTCCATGGCTGGTCTCCTTGTTGGCCTTGGGCTCTGTCTGGACGTTGATCGCAGATCAGCGGCCACTGGGGTAACTCT